GTTAGTGCCTACCTTAACTAAGTTCCAGTCTATTTGTTCTATGTTAACAGAACCTCTCAGTCCGCCTCTGTCTACAGGCACAAGCGGTGTTATCTCGCCCTGCAATTCGATAGCCTTACGTAATAGAGCTTTCTGAATAGATTCTCTTCCACGCCTGTTTATGTTAATATTCATTTTCTCGAAACATTAGGCATAGACCTGAGTAAATCGTTAGTGATGCTTTTAATGGTTGTATTAAGTTGTTGTAGCCTGTTAGTTTCCTCTGAATCGTTAGTCTCTACCATGTTAAGGCTGACTATCTCCTGCATAGTATAGTACAGTTCTAGGTCTTTATACACTTTAGGCACATAGTACACATTTAACATATAATCTTTGTAATAGTCTAGGTAATCGTCTGCAAAGTCTTGAGTGAACTCGATAGTGCCATCTTCTTGATTAACTGTGTAATTGGTTGAGTCTATTTCTTCATTGTCATAATATACTTTGTCTACCTGAAAGATGTCCGGGAAACTAAGCACAAATATTTTCTGGTTCTTAACATATTGCTTTAATCGTTCCTGAATATGTTTGCCGAACTTAGACTTCACTCTCCTATGAGCAGTTTCCAGCAAATTAGTTAAATCCCATGCGTCTCTATTGCTAAGGAACACTAGCCTGTCTCTTAATTCTTGTTCATCGTTGTAAGGCATTTTTATTCTATCCTATCATCTATTATGATTGTTTTTCCGCCATAATTAGGAAAAATTGAGTAATCTGTGCCGTAATAAGCAACTATCTCTACTCTGAAAACACCTGTCTCGTCTATATCTTCAGCGTCCCAGTTATATTGTACTTCGCCATTAACTGCGTCAGTTATAGTCATGTCTTTACCGTCAATCTTAACAGTGCCGTCCTTACGCTTCATATATATTTTAGCTGAATCGGCTGTCTCTAGTTTGACTGTGCCGTTAGCATCTTCCAAGGTAGCCCTGAGCGGGTCTTGTGTGCTTCCTTTCTTGAATGAATTGTTCATGTCACCTTCACCTAATTTAATATTCTTGTAATTTGAATCTATGTATGCTTCGGTCGGACTAAATATTAATACATTGTCAAAAGCTGCTTTATCAAATTGTGCTATGTCAAACTTTGCAGACGTTGTTATTGCCATTTTAAATCTTTACACAACCATTCTCACTGCATTTAATTTTTTGCCCTATGCCTTTGTTTGGATTAACTGTGTTGTCTTGTTCTTGTTCATCTGAACCGTATAGTTCTTCAAGTATTTTGTCCTTGTCTATTTCCTGCCAACCATCTGAACAATAATCGTAACTATAAGGGTTGGTTTCATTGTAATAACATCTTTTGCCGGATGTCTTAACTCCATTCGGGCAATTCCTGATTTTTTCCTCATCAATGCACTTGTAAATAGGCTCGTCTGAGTTCAGCATTTGGTCGATGTTAAACCCTGCCATGCTGCCTACTAACATAATTACAAAGGCAATGCCGCCTATTTTTAGTTTATCTTTATTTTCCATTTTGAATCTCACCACAGGTAGGTTTCATGTAACCTTTCTTGGTCTTTTGCTAAGTTTGCTGGTTATGTGCTTCTATTATTGTTTTAATCATTTTTAATTTTGGTATTCGTTAGGGAATGTGAATAGCTTAGCTGAGAGCCGTTGTTCGAGTTCGAATTGCCGAGGCCGCGAATCGAAAGGCGAGAGGCGACACCCGCCATACTACCTACTAACAGCAAGACAAAGGCAATACCGCCTATTTTGATTTTTTCTTTATTATCTGCCATATTCATCCCTCTATATAATCACTTACCCTCATACAGAGGCCAGCTATTAATACAAAAGGTGCAATCAGCACCAACCCTATTGTTGCTATTATGTATTTCATTTTAGTTAACCTAGTTAACCAACGGATTTAATACCGTTTTTCTATTGATTTCGTTGCTTCCGTTATATTGATTTATTGCGTATATGCCTACGTTAGCAGAGTCACGGGGTGCGAAGATTACTTTGCCGTTAGGAGCTAAAGCAGCACCCCTAAAACCATCATTACCTTGAGCATGTGCTGTGCCGTTCGTGTAGGTGTTGTTCCCGAATACCGCTTGTGAAAATATCTCGTCCATTGAAGCGGTTATTCTCTCTGAATTAGTCGAGTTAATTTGTGAAATTTGAGGCAAATATTTCCATGTTTTGACATATTGTTTAACCTCTTTATCCTCTAAAGTCATTCCTGCAAAAGCAGGACTGTTAGTAGTAGCAAGGTCTTGGTCGCCCTGTTGGTCTGCTATTGAATTAATCTCAAAAGCACCATTGCCACTATCGAAATCTGTTGCGGTCAATGTTGTTTCAAATATATTGTCCAAATAACTACTATCAACTGTGCCTGTACTCACGTCAGAGCCATTCAAGTTTGCATCGGTGATACTATTGCTGTTCATGTTAAGGTTTCCAGTCAAACCCCCGCCTGCAAAAGTAGGACTATCACTTGTTTTAACAGGCTGGTCCATAGCGTAAAGTTCATTGGCTCCTTGTCCGGTATCCAATGAGGAAGAAGTTATATTTCCTGTGAAATCATAATTACCTGTTGCTGTATCCCCGTCATTCTTCAAGAATAGACTCCTGCCATCTACATAAGTAATACTTTCATCGCTCATGTTCACGATATTAGCATAATAATAATCGTTTGCCCCTGCAATATCGAAATTTTCTACTTGGCTGGCGTTAATTGTGCTATCGTCAAACAATGCCTGATTAAGAACATTCAAAGTATCTCCTGTGTAACCCAAATAATTTCCTGCTATAAGAAAAATGCTCGGTGTTAAGTCGCTTGGAGTATTCAAGTTATCCCAATAATTAGAACTATTAACATTTAAATCTCCTTCGTCAGAACTATCTAATACTTTATTGCCGTCCTGAAATATATTAGTGCCGTTTATGAAAAAAAAATCGTAGATGTCGTAGACTCCTTTGCCGTCTATGTCCTCTCTAGGATTCCATGCGGCCATTGCAAGTGTGCTAGCTAATATCAATAATATTATTATTCCGGTTAATAGTTTTTTGTTCATTTTATATCCTCATTCGTAAGCGTATGAAAATATTATTATATTATCGGTGTCCCATAGGTTATTCTTAAATTCTACGGTTGTACCGCTTGAATTGTGTGTGACGGTGATATTGCTGGGAGCTTCCAACCTGCCCTCAACAAAAACCTGTACTTTAGCGGTTAATTTTGTGTTGCTTAAAGTGAATACTCGGCCAGAATCGCCGTCGCCGTCTGTGCAATCGCTACCAGTACCTTCATCAGTAGAAAATAGCTTCGTCCTTCCTTTCTGGTCTGAAACCATTGCGTCCCAGTCATCACTTTTTATAATGTCGCCTTTGCTTTTATTATCATCCCATGCGATAACAATCACCTAGTATCTTCTATTTCTTGTGAATTTTGATAATACATGCAATCGTGCTTATAATCATACACATTGCCGTTCTTGAATTTGAGTTTCTTAGCCATCTTAAATCAAAATATTAAGTTAAAAAAAAGTAAAAAAACTAGTTAATTATTCTAACTAGTAGTTACAGAGTAGTTCTTCAGGTATTTACCCCAGTTACCGCCTGCTCTATCGATGAATGCTCCGAACTCAAAGATAGCGGTTGCCTGACTAAGTCCTAGCTTAGCAAGTGGCACACTGGATAATGGAACAAGCGCCCTGAACCTTGCTGCTCGAGTGTTCACGATGAAAACGTCTCCTTCGTTACCCACGTTATAACTACCGTCTGTGTATTCTTTGATGTTGTGGGTGGCCATGACTCTGACACCGTTAATCCTCAACTGTTGGATACCTACGTCTGTGGTTGTCTCAGTTGCACCGTACCTTGTCTGTGCAGGGACTAGTTCTCTAGTCAACTGGTCGAACATGCTATAGCTAGTGACTATTAATAGGTCGGTTGCTTGGATGTTCTGGTTCTGTAGCAAGTCGTAGATTTCGCTTCTGATGTCTTTAACATAATCGCCTGAGCTTACTCCGCTCTTGTCAACTACGTTGCCAGCATCGGTGAAAATCTTAGCCATACCATCGTAACCGTTTGAGTCACCTATCCAGCTTGAGCTAGTTCCTTGTGTAGTGTCTCCGTAGAAAACCATCTGTTCTTTCCACTGAGCATGTAGAGCTATCCTCTGACCTAGAGTAGTGTCCTCTACATTCATGTAGTGAGCTGCTGCTGCCTGACTGAAATCGGAAATGGTAGCCTTATCAACATAAATCTTCATGTCAGTCTCGCCCTTAGTAAATCCGATGTTTTTACCGGAATAACCACTTAGGTCTAGCACATCTCCTTCAGCTTGGAAACCGATAGGGTCATCTCTTGAATCTATCCTGTTATACACTGCTTTATATCCTTGCTGACCTTCTTGCGGAAGCGCTTCTAGGAACGGAGCAGTCATGAACTCGATGTTCAAGATTTCCGGGTCATATACCAAAGGCGTTGCCCCTGATACTTCTGTTGAAGTCATCTGTTTAACGATAGCGTCCTTAACCATGCCCTTGTTTTGAGCCAGCATTTCTTTATTACTATCGTTCAACAGTCTCTGCATTGGTGCGGTTAGGTTTACACCGCCTTCCTTACGGACACCTTTAAAGCCATAATTTTCCCATACTTGTTTAAATATGTCATCATAGCTTTGGTCGCCCATAAGTGTTTGTTTCAATTCTCCTGCCATACATATCCCTCGTTTACTTTACTTTTCAATATCTAAATCTAAACCCGCGAACCTTTGGTTCTTCAGGTTGTATTGATTGTTCTTCTTGAGTATTAGTCTCGTCAATTGTCTTAATCTTCTTGCCCTTGGCCTTGCCAGATTTAGGCTCGGTTGACTTGTCTCCTTCAGTCTCTCCTGTTTCTTCGGTCTCTCCTGTAGTAGCTGTGTCTAGTTCTTCGTTTCCGTTCTCGTATTCTTCTTTACCCTGTTCTTCCATGTCGTTAGTGTTATCTTCATCGCCTGTATCTGTATCAGTCTCTGTTTCCTGAGTTTCTTCGACTTCGCTCTTAGTCTTTACTGACTTACTTTTGTCATTAAGCGATTCTTCCAACTTTTGAACCTTGTTTTCAAGTGAAGTTATTTTACCCATGACTTCTTTCTTAAACTGTTTATACTCGTCATCTTCCTCATCATCAGGGCAAGGCTTTTCTTCGTCAGATTCCTTAGTTTCAGTATTTTCTGGTTCTTTAGTATCGTCTGATTTAGTATCTTCTGACTCAGGTTGCTCTGGTTGTTCAGTGTCAGATTTATTTTCCTTAGTCTCCTCTTCAGATACCTTATTTTCTAACTCTGAACCTTCCGGAGTTTCTTTTTCTTGTTCGTTTGATTTTTCGGTCATATTACCACCAATAAATTGTTTTATTTTTGCTTTGACTGCATCAGCAGACCCATCAGTCTCAATAGCTTGTGTGACTGCGTTAATCATATCCACATTATTGCCATTTACGGCCACAGCGTTGCTAGGGATACCTACCGGGCTTACTTCCAGCAAGTCAAGTGCTGAAAATTCCATGCCGTTTTCTTTCTCTTCATATTCTTTTGGAAAGAATCCGATTGAGAACCCTACAGGCATATCTTGCTCTATTAAGTCCATGAGTGCTTCAGCTGATGCATTGTTTTTTCTAAGCTGCAAATAACCGTAAGTAGTGTTGCCGTTCACTTCACCACCTACCCATTTACCCATTATTTCTCTGAAATCATACATTACAAGCGAATCGCCCATGCCATGGTTTGGAAATGCAGGTACTTTGCCAGTCTGTAACTGTTTAATAATATCCTGCTGACATTCTTCGTTTACAACATCGCCCTCTCTATCAGCTTGAAGCGATTGAATAGGTACAGATAGAACTTCGTTTCCTTTAGAATCTTTAACTTTCTTAATGTCCCTTACTACAAAATATTTATAATGTCTTTGTGAAGTTTGAGTTTGTTCGGTTGCCATGTGCTATTAACACATTGACATTTTTAAAGGTATTGTTACAAAAAGAGGGTATACCACTTTATACTATTGCTTTTGCGCCCCTGATGTTCAAGTCATAGGTGCCTGATATAGTCCTAACCTTTAACTTAATCTTGTCATTTTTTTCGCAGGTAACTCTATGTCTTAAATCTAATATAGTATTTTTGAAATAATATTTAACTTATTAATTTGTTCCATTGGTAAATAGTAGACTTGTTCATCTTGAAATCTTTGCTTATCTGGTTCATTGATTTGTTCTTAGTAACGTTTTGCCAGAACTCTTTAAAGCTATTTTCGCCGTTATTAAACTGTTGCCATACTTCTATCTGTCTCTTAGTCAGGCCAGTTAGTTTAATGCCTAAATCGGTTAATGAATCCAGTTGTCTCTCGCCAATGTCCTCTTTAGGTACTGGAAGCTGATAGCATCTGCAGTTATAAGGTTGGTCGTCGCCCACTATCTTAACGCTCTTAGGATAACTACCCGGTTGGTAATGGGGCGAACCTTGCCAGCCGCTAGGCACTACAAACATATAGTTCTTGTCAACTGTCTGGCCGTCCATTGCATCGTGCCATGGTCTGGTTCTAGCGTCCTCAGTAGCTATCCATTTCTTTCTATCGACTACATCTGTGGCCTCTGAAAGTGCCTGAGAACCTCGCCTGCTGGCTGATAGTGTCTCTGTCCTAGCTACTAGCTCTGCATGGTTCTTGCTGATAGAGTCTACTGTGTTCTGTATCTCTGACACCATCTTGTCTATTCCATAACCTTTTCTAGCTCCTGTAAGCAACACAGTCTTAATAATATCTTTAACACTGCCAGTTATTTCTGTTGCGTTCATAAACGCCATGTCTTGCAACATAGCCCAAGTGAATGTGTTAGTAATGTCTATGTCTAGCGCGGCCTTAGCCTCGGTTGGAAGGGTTAGTTTACCGTTCAACTGTTTCTCTAGCTTAGCCTTGTAATGGTCTGAACTTTTCTGAAGCGCTTTCTGGTTATAATCTATTAAAGTGTCTTTAAGTTCAGGTATCTCGAAATTATCTAATATATCGTCAGTGTTAATAAGTACATTGTTGTCAGTATCTTCAGCAGGGAACTTGTTTTTAGCGTTATTAATGACTGATTCTGAAGCCGATTTAATGCTTTTGCCTATGTCAGACTTCATATCATCTATATGGCTTTTTAGCGGCGGGAAATCACCGTCTCTCTGGTTCCTAAGCGGTTCTTTCAATTGTTGCAGATATTCTTTAACCTTTTCTTCGTTTTTAAGTAGTTCAGAATACGATTTAGGTTCATTTATAGATGGTTCAGGATTTTTTTTTCGGTTGAGTCTAATTGTTTATCATTGTCATCATTATCTTTTTCATTATCTTTGTCCTTGTCATCTTTGGTAACGTCAACATTATAGCTTAATTGTGGCATGTCAATAGGTATATCGGTTAAGTTAGAGTTAATCTGTTGGGCTACGTATGCAGGCTTACTCTGTGCAAGCGGGTTAAGTACAAACTGTGGTAGTTCGCCTATCTCGCCGTAATCTTCTTCGCCTCGTTCTTTTCTAATCTGGTTAATTGTTTTAGTGCCTAGTTCTAGTTCTTTCTGTTCTATCTCCTGCTGGATTTTTTTAAGGAAATCAGATTCTTTCTCAAACTCAAACTCTAAATACCCATCTAGTTCATGGTACTGGCGCATATAAGGAAGTACTTTAGAATTAATCTTTTGCTCTATCATTCTAAGTATAGGGCTAGTTGTTCTACGCCAGAGATTATACTTCATTTCATCAGACACAGCTAAATTAGCGTTATCGTGCAGCCCTGCCTCAGACTCATTAGCGCCATAGGCCATGATAGCTACTTTAATGTACCATTTTTGTGATTCTAAGAACTGCATTTTTTCAGGGTCAGGGTCAATACTAACCCATTCTGCTTTAGTGTCATTAGCTAGGCCAATTATCGGTATACTATAACTATTGCCTCCATTCTCCTGAAATTCGTTTTTAAGCGCTTCTATCTCTGGCTGTGTACCACCGGGCATACTAATGTATCCTTTAGGAAATTCGTTGTCTAAGAAATATTTGTTCCGGTGAATGTCGCCATTAAGTATTATCTCAGTTACTTTCTTAACTTTCTGTGTCCTGCCCCTGCCGTAAGAACTATAACTAACCGGACTTTCAGAGAACCAAACTATCTGGTCTCGAGTGAACTCTTTAACTTTTTTTGCTCTTGTGCTGTAAGGTAATATCTGAACAACTGAGTCATCTAACCGTTCCATGTCTATACCAGTTGCATCATAATTAGTTATAATCGGTGAGAACATAGAAGTGCTGAACTGGTAATAAGCAGGTTTTTCTTCATCCTCCATAGGCAACAGTCCAGTGTCCTGTGTGTTTATAGTTAAAGTAAGCCCGTCTTTAGGTATTATCCATTGCAAATATCCTTCAGAATCAGGTACTAACTCCCAAATACCTGCGTCAAAGTCTAGTATGTCATCTAATAAAGTCTTGATTAAATCGTTCCAGCTAATGTTGTCAGGGTTGAAATTGCCTCTAAAGAAATCTTCGGCCTCTTGAGCGGTCTGCAACATTGAATCAGTCGGGTTTTCGATGTCATCAGTTAATTTAACCTTAAAATCAGTTGCCGCTACTTGGTTCTTGATAATGTCTTTTAACAACTCAATATAAGTAGTCCTGCCTAATATCCTTATTAAGAATAAATTCTCTCTCCTAGGCTCGCCCTTCAGTGCTTCATTATAAAATACAGAACTGGCAGCGCCTGTCGGTTGCCCCGGTTTACCCCCTGATATAGAGGATACCACATTTTGTTTAGTCGTTAATACAAATCCGCCTACCATTATACAGATATTAAACCCACACTTTTAAATATTTAACTATTATTTTGGTTTTGTAGCTTTTTACTGTCCTTCCTGTTAGCCTTAATCCATGGTACTACTATCTTCTCTAATGTATGTTTGTCTAGGTTTTTCACTTGGTCGATGTCTCTAATAATCAAGTGAAGAGCCATCGGGTCGCGGCCATTCTTCTTAACAAACTCTGAGTACAAATTGTCTATTATCTGTTTCATCTGATACTCGTTAGTCTCTGGCCGCATTTGCCAAATATAACAAGTTTCCGGATCGTCTCTAAGTTCATGGATTTTAGCCACTGGGTCAATGTATTCGGTGACTGTCTTAGTCTTATACTTGTACCTTATTTCAGGTTCTACTCTTAGCCATTTAGCTATTTTTTTAATCAATTTTTGTCTTTTATTCATAAGCTCGCCTCCTATTACCCCTGATTGAACCGATGACTGTACCACCCCTTATTTTTTCTTCAATAGCATACCTAGCGGAGTCATTCAGGTCATCATTTACTTTAACTGGCTCATCCAACACATTATCATCTTTATCAACTTTCCATTTATAAGTCCTTAGTTCCTTTGCTAAATTAACGCTGTATTCAGTAATAAATAATCTCTGCTGTTTTATATAGTTTATGCCTTCAATCACACTCTTAGTACCTTTCTTAGTTGGATGAATGTTAAACCCTGCACTTCTGATGTCTCTAATAATCTCTGGCCTAGCGGAATCGGCAGTTATCTTGCTTTGGTAAGTTAATATGCCTTGATTAACCATGTTTTTTAATTTCTCTACAATCATCTCACTTGTTAGTCCTTGCTGATAAAGTAACTCATCTATTAACATACGCTTGTTATGTTCATCTATCTTAACTCTAACCATTGCAGTCGGATGGTTGTAACCGAAATCCAGACCAAACAATTCTTCGCCCTCGAACTTATCATAACTATCGTTCCAGTAATCCCAGTTAGTGTAAATTGTTGCCTCTGAAACTCCTCGCTCACCTAATCCGTAAATTCTCCATAAATTGTAGTCTATATTTTTCAGGTTTTTAAGCTCGTTAATGATTGTCCTAGGCAAAAACGGATTATCCCAGAAAGTGCTCTTATGAAATAATACATCGTTCCTTCCTTCTATAATATCCTCATACACCCAATGGAACTCATCGGACGGGTTGAAGTCCATGTATACCTGCTTATTAGTCCTCATTATTACCTGCAACACATCCATTTTCTTCATTTCCAGAACTTCATTAAAGAAAGCAATATCACGCCTCGGCCCTCTCATCTTAGCCTCATCATCAGCAGAATAAAACCGAAAATCGCAGGTGTTTACTTTATAAATGTGTTCGCTCTTGTTATGAATTTTGTCCGAGTATATATTCAGGCTTTTAAGTATGTTCTCAAAATCACGCATAGCACCCATACGATGAGACGGAAATGTTCTTCTTATTATGTCTATTGTCTTATTTTGCCACTCACCGCTTAACACCTTAATTATTAACATCTGAAGAATTGAATATGTTTTGCCTGATGAACTAGAACCTTGCAACACAGTTATAAATTTGTCTGTTGGTTCAAATAGAAATTTAAAAGTCTGGTTATATTTAATCTTTAATGTATTATCGGTCATTTTTTAATCAGTTCCACAAAGTCTCCTGCTTTAATGTCTGAACATTTTGGAACAGTGACTAACAACTGGTTGCTACCATTATTTTTCCAAACCTTTCTAATAATTTTAGTTTCCATAATATTGTGTAATATTAAATAATATTAAAACCTTTCGGTGAGATAATAATATTAAATAATATTAATAGGCTGTAGAAGAGGACTTCCGCTGCTTCTTAGTCTGTTTACTTTTACGCTCTGCTTTCTTAGTGTTCTGGATTTCTTTAGCTTTCTGCTCCAAAAAGAATCTGTTCAAGTGTCTGGCCTCGTTGATAATTGGCAATGTGTTAATAGCTTGTGCGTGGGTTAGCAT